TGGTTGAAGGCATGAAGGGTCTGTTCAATCCCACTGACACCATCAGCAAGCAGTTCAAGAACGGCATGATGGGTACTGGTGTTCTGGGCTTTGAAGAGATCAATATGTCTCAGTCGATCAAGGTTCACACCACGGGTTCGCGTGACGCCTCTGCCTCCACTCTGGTGAAGACTCCTGGCGTTACCAGCGAAGGCGCTTCCAGCATTCTGCTTGAGCAAGGCTCTGTGACCACGACCATCAAAGCTGGTGACGTATTCACGGTTGCTGACTCTTATGCAGTCAACCCGCAAACTCGTGAATCCACTGGTTCGCTGTTCCAATTCGTTGCTCTGGCTGATGCCACCGCTTCGTCTGGTACTTGGACTGTGACCGTGGCTCCGATGTACTCGGCCTCTCACGCTTTGGCAACGATGACTGCTCTGCCTGTTACTGGCAAAGCCGTTACGTTCCTGGGTGCTGCTTCCAGCCAGTACGCTCAGAACCTGGTGTACCACAAGGATGCCATCACGTTTGCTACCGCTGACCTGTTGCTGCCCCAGGGTGTTGACATGGCTTCGCGTGCCGTTCACAACGGTATCAGCCTGCGTGTTGTGCGTCAGTACGACATCAACAACGACCGTATGCCTTGCCGTATCGACGTTCTGTACGGCTACAGCACGATCCGTCCGCAAATGGCGGCTCGTATCTGGGGCTAAATTGAATGGGGGCTTCGGCCCCCTTCTACACATTTCTTTTGAAAGGATTTCATCATGGCTCTCCCTAATGGCGCTGGCGGTTATCAACTCGGCGACGGTAACGTCAACGAACTCACCCTCGGCTACTCTGCTGCTCCCCTGTCGCAAGCCGGTACTGCAACCCTGTCTGCTGCTCAAGTCACCGCTGGTGTTTTGATCGTTGGCTCGGGCGCTACCGCTGCTCAGACCTACACGCTGCCTGCAACTAGCACGATTGACGCTGCTGTGTCGTCTGCAAAGATTGGTAGCACGTTTGATCTGAACGTGATCAACATCGGCACCAGCTCCGGCACCGCTGCTCTGGCAATGGGTTCTGGCACTGGCTTCAGCGATGGCGGCAACTCTACGGTAGCTTTGGCTATCACTTCCAGCGCACTCTTCCGTTTCCGCAAAACGGCTGATCTGGCTTGGTCAGTGTACAAAGTGGCCTAAACCTAGACGGGGGCTTCGGCCCCTGTTTTTTAAGGAACAATCATGCCTAATACGAAAGCAGTTGGCGTCGCGTACAGCGACCCACAATTTGATAGCGTAGCGGTTACTGGTGCTTCTTCTTTGGCTGCGGTTACCGCAACCACTGTTGGTGCTACCGGTGCTGTTTCTGCTATGTCTGGCACCGCAGTGCCTGCTGGTGGCACGGCTGGTGCTGGTCTGCTGGTTTCCAGCACGGCTAACCTGGGCGTATTCTTTGGTTCTGGTGCGCCTACTCTGTCGGCTGCACAAGGATCACTGTATATGCGTACGGATGGTTCCTCTACGTCTACCCGGCTGTATGTAAATACAAACGGTTCGACTACGTGGACTAACGTAACAACCGCCGCTTAATAAAAGGGGCTTCGGCCCCTTTTTCAACTATGCCACTCATTTACCTCAAACATCCCAAGCACGGAACCAAGATTGCTACCATTGAGATGGAAGCAGTTTATGATGAGAAAAATGGTTGGGTGCGCTATACTCCCGACACGCCTTCAGAAGCTGAAGAAGCGGTTAACACACTCGTGGTAAAGCGCAAATACACCCGCAGGGTGGAAACTGAAGGAGCCTGACATGGCTAGTGCTGGCGATCAAATCAATCGGGCATTGCGTCTGCTGGGTGTATTGGCAGAAGGTGAAACTCCGTCTGCGGCTGTCTCTACTGATGCTCTGACTGCGCTCAATCAGATGATTGACAGTTGGAACACTGAGCGCTTGGCTGTGTACGCCACGCAAGATCAAGTGTTTACTTGGCCTGCTGGTCAGATTACTCGCACTCTTGGGCCTACTGGTGATTTTGTAGGCAATCGTCCTGTTCTTATTGACGACTCTACATACTACCGAGATACCGGCACCAATGTCAGCTTTGGCATCAAATTGATCAATCAACAGCAGTACAACGGTATTGCTGTCAAGACTGTCACAAGCACTTATCCACAGGTCATGTGGGTAAACATGGAGTACCCCAATATCTCTATGACGGTGTATCCAAGGCCGACGAGGGAATTGGAATGGCACATTGTGTCAGTTGAAGAACTGTCGCAGCCAGCTACGTTGGCGACTGAATTGTCTTTCCCGCCAGGCTATCTACGTGCTTTCACGTACAACTTGGCAATGGAGATTGCACCAGAGTTTGGCGTAGAGCCAAGCCCACAAGTCAAGCGTATTGCCATGACCAGCAAGCGCAACCTCAAGCGCATCAACAATCCTGATGACGTTATGTCTATGCCGTATTCGCTGGTGGCGACTCGGCAGAGATTTAATGTGTACGCCGGGAATTACTAAGTGAAAACCCCAATACTTGGTTCATCGTATGTTGCTCGTAGCGTCAATGCTGCGGCCAACAGAATGATCAACCTGTTTCCAGAAATCATCCCAGAGGGTGGCAAGGAACCGGGTTTTCTGAACCGTGCGCCAGGTTTGAGATTTTTGCAAACGGTGGGCACCGGCCCAATTCGTGGCTTGTGGTCACATCGCACCAATGGCTCTGACTTCTATGTCGTTTCTGGAACAGAAGTCTACAAACTTACCAGCACGACCGGAACGCCTGTCAAGCTGGGTGATGTGACTGGCACTGGCCCTGTCAGCATTGCTGACAACGGCACTCAGTTGTTCTTTGCCTGCAACCCTGATGGCTTCATTTACAACGAATCTACCAATGTCTTCCAACAAATCACCGACCCAGATTTTCCTGGCGCTGGTAGTGTTGGCTATCTGGACGGTTACTTTGTGTTCAATGAACCCAACAGCCAACGGGTTTGGGTAACGCAACTACTGGATGGAACCTCGGTGGATCCGCTGGACTTTGCCAGCGCTGAAGGTTCACCCGATGGCTTGGTGGCGTTGAATGTTGACCACCGCGAAGCATGGTTGTTTGGTACTGACTCTGTAGAAGTCTGGTATGACGCTGGACTGCCTGACTTTCCTTTGCAACGCATTCAAGGTGCGTTTAACGAGATTGGCTGCGCGGCTGCGTATTCTGTTGCCAAGTTGGACAATCGTTTGTTCTGGCTGGGCGCGGACGCTCGTGGTCAAGGCATTGTCTATACGGCTGAAGGCTATACAGGTAAGCGCATTTCCACACACGCCATTGAGTATGCGATTGCACAATACGGCAACATCAGTGATGCGGTGGCCTACACCTATCAGCAAGAAGGCCATGCTTTCTATGTGCTGAATTTTCCCACGGCTGATGCCACTTGGGTTTACGACGTAGCCACTGGCGTATGGCACGAGCGTGCTGGCTTTGTAGATGGTGAATTTACCCGGCATCGCGGCAATTGCCAGTGCAACTTTAGCGGCAACATCATCATAGGTGACTATGAAAACGGCAATATCTACGCTTTTGATTTGGATGTGTACGCTGACAACGCCCAAACCCAAAAGTGGCTTCGATCATGGCGTGCCTTGCCTACGGGCAAAAATGACCTGAAACGTACCGCGCATCACAGTCTGCAACTGGATGCCGAGTCTGGTGTTGGTTTAAGCATTGGTCAAGGTAACAATCCACAAGTCATGCTTCGTTGGAGTGATGATGGCGGTCACACCTGGTCAAACGAGCATTGGGCACCAATGGGTGCTACCGGCGAATATTTCAAGCGTATCTTCTGGCGTCGTCTTGGCATGACCATGAAGCTGCGTGACCGTGTGTATGAAGTGTCAGGCACAGATCCGGTCAAGATTGCCATCATGGGTGCTGAGTTGATTATCAGCGGCACTGACGCATGACAGTCCAAAACCTCACGCAAATCCCAGCGCCACGGGTGCCGCTTATTGACGAGCGCTCGGGCCTGATGTCGCGTGAGTGGTACAGGTTTTTTATCAATCTGTTCAATTTGACCGGCAACGGTAGCAACGTCACCTCGCTGACTGACTTGCAGATTGGGCCACCGACGCAATCCTGGCAAGAGATGGTGCCTAATTCTGATGCAACGGTGCAGCCTCCAATTGGCGTTGAAGCATTGGCACAAATTGCGGCTTTGGTAAGTGATGCCCAACCTACAACCAACAGCGAAATAATTGCTCAGTTGGCAACATTAGCCAACGAGGTAGAAGCTGCGTTGCTGCAACCGCCAGTGCCAGAAATTCAGCATTTGCATTACGGTGCCTTTCACGACACCACCAGTCAAACTGCGGCTGCGATTAACACGGCGTATGCCATGACTTTTAACTCCACTGATTTTCAAGATGGAGTTGAAATTGGCAGTCCAACATCGCGTATCATTTGCCGTAATCTTGGTGTGTACAACTTCCAGTTTTCAGCACAAGCTACAACCGGAAGTGCGTCATCGCACTATATGTATGTTTGGCCTCGCGTCAATGGCGTTGACATTCCTGATTCGTCAACGCGAGTTGAATTTAAGGGTTCTGGAAATGACCAAGTGTTGGCTTGGAATTTCTTGCTACGGATGCAGGCCAATGACTATTTTGAGCTGATGTGGAGTGCAACTGATACTTCAATTCAATTGTCTGCTTATGCCGCTTCTGCGCCATCGCCAGCAATTCCTTCTGTTATTTTGACCGTTACTGAGGCCACTATATGAGCGCCACACTTAGCCCTGTACCCAAGCTGCAATTCTTTGATGCCAATGGCGCACCACTGGTGGGCGGCAAGCTGTATAGCTACACGGCAGGTACGACTTCGCCACTGGCAACGTATGTTGACTCTGCTGGCACAACGACCAACACCAACCCTGTCATCTTGGACAGCCGTGGTGAAGCCAATGTGTGGCTGGGTGCTGCTACGTACAAACTGGCTTTGTACAGTGCTACCAATGTTCTCATCTGGACAGTGGATGATATTACTGATACCTTGGCTGTATTAGCAGCATCTGGTGGCAGTGCTTTGGTTGGCTTCCTCCCAGCAGGAACCGGCGCTGTCACAACCACTGTGCAGACCAAGCTGCGTGAGAGTGTGAGTGTGAAGGACTTTGGGGCGGATCCAACTGCATCAGCATCTGTAAACACGGCGGCCATTCAAGCGGCTGCGGATTACTGCGAATCAACTGGCGCGCTTTTACAAGGTGCTCCGGGCACTTATTCGACCAACGGAACCATTACTCTTAACTGCTCTGGTGATCTTTCCGAGATGACCATCAGTTGCCCCGGCGCTACTGTCTCCCCTGCTGTGCGCGTGGGTAAGACGACGGGCGGGCAGTCTGGTTTGCGACTGCTGCTCAAGCTGCCGAAGGTCAACAACTCGTCCAAGACCGTCCCCGGCTGGTCTGGGTTTGATTCGGCCATCGGTGTTGATATTGCTAACCTGTACTTCTCAGAAATCACAATTCCGCGTGTTTTCGGGTTCGGCATCAACCTGTATGTGGGTGGCTACAACAGCACAGGCAACGCCTACAACAATTTCCACATTCTTCAGCTTGTGGATGGCAAGGTAAACCTAAAGCTGGGTGGCCGAGACGCAAATTCGTGGTCAAACGAAAATAACTACTTCTGCGGTGCGTTTGCAAGGTCATCATCTGAAGGCACTTCACCTATCACTGGTGCTTATTCGATTTGGCTGGATGGCGTGACAGGCACGGGTGTTAACAATAACGTCTTCTACAAACCTTCTGTTGAAACAGACAGCGACGAGTTCCAATTTAACTTTGCAGACGCTCAAAACAACACCGTCATCAACCCACGGTTTGAAGTAACAGGCGGTGGTCGGGTTCGCTTTTTCAGTAGCATTTCTGGGGATACTTCGGACAACGTATTTATTGGTGGGTATCAGTCAGCAGGTATTAACTACACCTTTGCCGGGTCTACCAGCCCGCAAAACAAATACTACGGATCACGCACAGGTGATTCGCTTGACTTTACAGGTAACGGTGTTGCCATTGTCAACAGAACGTCTGCTGGATCGACGGCTCCACACTTGCAGGGTTTTGGCCCTGGGCAGAATGCGCTTGGTAAATCCTCAGCAAGCACGGATTGGACTTATAGACTATATGCGGACGGGATGCAGTTTAAGCGCAGCGGCGAGTCCTTCCAAAGGCTGGAGTTTGACGGTAACGGGTCGAATATCTGGATAGGTGATGGTACAGGTACACCAACACGCGGGTTCACCATTGTTGGTTCTTCGGCACTGGTGCTGACCGCTCCTTCATCAGGTGTTGTTAGAACATCTACGGACAACAGCACATCCATCGGCAACGCCAGCTTCCGCTGGTCTGTTGTCTACGCTGGCACCGGCACGATCAACACCTCTGACGAGCGAGAGAAGCAGGACATTGCCGACCTTGACGCAGCCGAAAAGCGTGTGGCGACCGCTCTCAAGCGGATGGTCAAGAAGTTTCGGTTCAAAGATGCAGTGCAAGCCAAGGGCAACAACGCTCGTATTCACGTTGGTGTTATTGCTCAGGAAGTGATAGCAGCGTTTGAAGCTGAAGGGCTGGACGCCAACCGCTACGCCATTGTCTGCTACGACGAGTGGGACGCCGCTGATGAAATATTGAGCGAAGAAGGTAACGTCATTTCTCCAGCGCGTGAAGCTGGCAACCGTTACGGTGTGCGCTACGAAGAACTGCTGGCTTTCATCATCTCGGCTCTGTAATGCTCCCCCTAATAACCCTCCTCCAGCTCCTCGACATCTGGACAACGCACAAGTGCTTGTCCCGGTCTAACACGGTTGAGAGCAATCCAATCCTAGCCAAGCTGTTCGGCAAGATCGGTGTCCTGCCTGCGCTCATCCTGATGAAGGGCAGCTACATCGCGCTGCTCTGGTGGGCTGAGAAGTACGTGCCTGTTGAACTGTTGTATGCCATCGCAGCGTTTTACGTCTGGGTGGTCTGGAATAATCTACGTATCCTAAGGAGTGCAAAGTGACCGTTACAGTCAAGGTACTTATCCCGGCAAAGATTGCCGAGAACACGCAAACAACCCAATACACGGCGTCCAACGTGACGACCATTATTGACAAGTTCACGGCCACCAACTACAGCGCTACTGCGGCTACCATCAGCATCAATCTGGTGACGGGTGCTGACACGGCTGGCAATCAAAACTTGATCACAAAGACCAAGACATTGCAGCCTGCCGAGGTGTACACTTTCCCTGAGATTGTGGGCCAGGTGCTGTCGCCCAGCGGCTTCATTTCCACAATTTCCGGGACGGCCAGTGCTATCAATATTCGGGCTAGTGGGCGGGAGGTAAGTTAAATGTTTGAATTTCTCATTCCAGCCGCTGCTTCATTATTGGGCAGCAGTATGCAATCCAGCGCAGCTTCCAGCGCAGCTGCACAACAATCTGCTGCTGCCGACCGCGCTGCCCAGCTTCAAAAGGAAATGTTTGAGAAGCAGATTGGTCTGCAAGAACCTTTCCGGCAAGCTGGCATGGCGGGTCAAAACCGACTGATGGAGTTGCTTGGTCTGCGAATGCCTGCTCAAGCTGGTGTTGGTGGCGCTCCTGCCATGCGGTCTGAAGCTGATTTGCGTAATGCTTTGGCATCGCAATACACAACGCCAGCATCTACCAGAACTATTGGTGGTCGTGAAAGCGAATATACCGTTGATGTTCCCGCTTCTGTAAACGAAGCCGGTCTTGCCGCTGCCATACAAGCTGCTCAAGCCCAAGACCAAGCTGCACTGACTGCCTATCAAGCCCAACAAGCACAAGCTGCACCAAGTGCAGACTTTGGCAAGTATGCCCGTGACTTTGGAATGTCTGACTTCCAAGCGGATCCAGGCTATGCCTTTCGTTTGGCTGAAGGTCAGAAAGCATTGGAGCGTACAGCCGCAGCTCGTGGTGGTCTGCTATCTGGTGCAGCGCTCAAGGCGGCTACGCGATACGGTCAAGAGGCTGGTTCGCAAGAGTTCACGAATGCGTTTAATCGGTATCAAACCAATCGAGCCAATCAGTTGAACCCGCTGCAAAGTCTTGCCAACCAAGCGCAAACGTCTGCCAATACTATGGGCAGTGCGGCTAGTCAGTATGGCTCCAATGTTGGCAATCTATACTTGGGCCAAGGTGAGGCGCAAGGCAATGCGTTGCTGGCTGGCGCGAGATCCAGAGGGTCTGCATACCAAGGAATTGGCGAACTGTATGGACGAACTCAGCCTAACTTTGGTTCATTGTTTGGTGGTGGCAGTAGTGCATCCAGTAGTCCTGCTTATTATGATCCTTATGCCCAATTTGGCTATGGTTCAAGCACTTAAGGATTAATCATGGCTTTGAATTTCGGAATTCTTGATCTTGATGCGCCAGCCAAGATTGCTGGTAGTGTTTATGCTGGGCAGCAACAACGTCAGCAAAATGAGTTGGCCCAGCAACAAGCTGCTATGCGTCAGCAAGAAATGGGAATGCGCCAACAAGAGGCTGTAAGACAAAACGAACTCGCGCAACAACAAGCTGAAATGCGTCAGCAAGAGTTTGGGTTGCGACAGCAAGAATTTGGATTGCGCCAGCAAGAGGTTGCACGACTAGATGAAGATCGCAAACTCAAACTTGCCAATGCCGAGCGCCGTAAGCAGTTTTTGACCAATCTTTCTTCTCAAATGGAAAAAGGCGGTCATAAACTTGACCGACCAACGCTTGGGCAAATGCTGCAATTTGGCATGGAAACTGGTGAAGATTCGCTCATTCAACTAGCAACCAAAGGTATGCAGGCACTGGATGAGCAAGAGCAGTTCAACACCGAAATGGGACGCTTTGCACCTAAAGCCGCGCCTGTTGCGCCTGCTGTATCTGGTGCTTTGGGTTCAGGCACTTTTGGCATTACGCCAGCACCAGTTGCATTGCCTACGCCCGGAGTTTCACCAGCAGTGCCATCGTCTATTCGTCAGCCACCGGCTGTAGCCAATGCTTTGAATGTTGGCGGTCAATCAATAGATCGCAATATGCTGGCGCAAATGGCGATGAGTCCTAACAAAGCGGTACGTGATCGTGCGGCATCGTTGGGGCAGTTATTGCCAAAGGAATCTTCGCAACCTGCTTCATTGGTAGAGCTTCAAGCGTATATGGCAATGACGCCTGATGAAAAAACCGCATTTGAGAAATTGCAAAAAATCAAAGCTACCAACGTAACCGCAACTGCAACCTCAACCACTCCTACCGCAAAAAGTCTTGCTGCACCTGTAGGCGCACGCGCAGAAACATCTTTGGTCAAAGCTGAAGGTGCAATTGGCATGATGGAAAACGCCAATGCAGTACGTGAGGCTTTGAATACCGGAAACGTAATTGCGGGGCCATTGGCAGGAGCAAGAACTAAATTTGCTCAAGTGCTTGAATTGGCTGGTGCAGGCGACAAAGAAAAATTGATTGCTACTCGTAATACAGTTCAAGGGTTGGCTAGTCTTACTTTGGAAAGTCGAGCCGAACTTAAAGGTCAAGGTCAAATTACAGACACTGAAACCAAATTGTTGGAACGCGCCAGATCTGCTGACATTGGCGAGTTGACCATACCTGAACTGCAACAAGTAGTGAATGTGTCGCAACGTTTGGCAAATCGAATGTGGTCTGGTCATCAAAATCTCCTGAAGACAATGGAGACTGATCCTGCCGCAGCCGATTCTTTGAAATACTATCGTCCTACTGGAGCGCTTCCGCAAGCGCTGGGCGAAGGTAAACCAAAAGCTGAAGTTGATAAACGCAAAGCCGGACTTGATCAAATCTTTGGTGGAAAGAAATAATCATGGCAGACGATTTTCGTAATCAGATCAATACTGCCCGTCGTCAAGGGTATTCTGACGATGAGATCGTTAACTACCTCAAAGACAAAGATCCTCGCGTCACTCAAGCATTAGATGCTGGCTATAAACCACTAGAAATTGTGGATTACTTGGCTCCAAAGCCAACAATGGGTGAAGAAGCAGTACGTAAAACTGGTGTTGCTGCTCGTGGCATGAGCGAAGCATTGGTTGGCCCAACTGCTGGAGCTACTGCTGGGTTTATGTTAGGAGGGCCAGTAGGTGCTGGTGTTGGCGCGTTAGCTGGTGGTCTTGCTGTTCCAGCAGCAGATGTGTTAACTGCTGGATACAATAAATTGATGGGAGGCAACGTGCGCCTCCCTTCGCAGGTAATTTCAGAAATGATCCCCGGCCCACGCGCCGAAAGCCCAGCAGAACGAGTAATTCAAGCCAGCGGTGGAGCATTGACTGGCACTAGTGGATCGGTAGCTGCGGGTCGTGGACTTGCTCAAATGCCCGGCGTTGCGCCTGGATTGCAAGCAATTGGCCGCGAAGCAAGCCGCGTGCCTATAACACAGATTGTGACTGCTCCCGCTGCTACCGCTGTTGGACAAACCGTAACAGAAGCCACTGACAATCCATTGTTAGGTTTGGCTGCTGGTGTTGGAACCAGTATGGCTGCTGGCTTGCGTCCAGTAAAACGCGAAAAAGGTTTGTCTGCGGAAGATTTACTGGCGCAGTCCAAGGCCAACTACGACATTCTGGACAAGTCTAGTCTTCAGTTCAACAAAAACGAGTTCAATCAGCGCATGGGGTTGTTGCCGGTTCATTTGGAAGCCACGGAAGGATATGTTTCCGGGGTGTACCCAAAGGTGGACGCTGCGCTTGCACGACTGCAAGCCGACAGACCAAAAAATGTTGCCGAGGTGACAGCCCTTCGCAAGATCATCGGAAACGCCGCCAGCAGTGCCGATGCGTCTGAACGTAGGATGGGTCGCATTCTTCTTGATGATTACGACAATTACATTTTGAATGCACCACCAAGCGCAGTTGTTACCGCTGACAAAAAAGCAATTGAAGCATGGAAAGCGGCAAGAGCAGATTACGCCAAAGTTAAAAAATCAGAGTTGATTGAAGACATTGTGTCTCGTGCTGAAGTATCGCAAGGCGGCAAAGAAGCCTCCATTGCTCAAGGTTTGTCTGCGCTTGCAAAGAATGAAAAAAAGATGCGGTTTTTTACAGCAGATGAGCAAGAAGCCATCAGAGAAGCAGCAAAAGGTGGTGCGATGCAAACCATGTTACGCACAATTAGCAAATTTACACCAATGACTCCTGCTGCGGCAATCTTTACTGCTGTGAATCCATTTGGTGCTTATACAGCAGCTGCTGGTATCGCTGGCAAAGAGTTGGCAACTGCGCGTCGTTTACAACAAGTTAATCGTTTGACAGAACAAATGCGTTTAGGCAAAAAGCCAGAAGTTCTTGAAAGCGCATTGATTAACGAACCTGTATTTTTTACTCGCGGAATGCAAAATATGCTTGGCCCTGTTCAGCAAAACCAAAACGCTCTTGCGCGATAATCTGTAATGACACCAATTTTTTAATGAGCTTGCACCATGACCGACGACGACTTCAAACGCCTAGAAGCAAAAGTAGACAAGCTAACAGACGCCGTTGGCAAGTTGATTCTGTTTGAGGAGCGTCAGGCCAACCAGGGTGAGCGCATTGGTGCGGTGGAAGCCAAAGTTAGCGTACATGACTCTGCCTTACAAAGAGTGGATCGGAAAGTTGATCAATGGGTCAATAGAGGAATGGGCGTCTGGGCAGCAGCAGCTATTGTTTTTGCGCTGATTCAATTCCTTCACAAATGACACCGCATTTCAGTCTGGCAGAGTTCACGCAGTCTGACACTGCGGCCAGGCTAGGCATTGATAACACTTTGCCCGATGAACTTTACGACAACGCGCTAAAAACCTGCGAGATGCTGGAGCGAATTAGGTTCCATCTCAATGCGCCTGTTGTCGTCACATCAGGATACCGTTGCGAGGCTCTAAATAAGGCCATAGGCTCAAAACCAGGGTCTGACCATACATTGGCCTTGGCTGCTGACATAAAGGCTCCAAAGGCTGGTTCGCCATCCAAGGTGGCGAAAGAACTT